GCGCAGTGCAGATTCACACTTAAGAAACATAGCTTCTTCAACTGGCATTCGATCTGTGACCCAGTTTAATTGTTCCATAATGTCAGAAACATTCATTGGAGCAAAAATTAATCCATGATCTCTTCTAAAACCTCTAGCAAGGTATGTAGATTGCAAATATCCTTTTTGGCCACTCCCAATCACAGCTGTTTTATCTGTTGAGGTATAAGATCGTCCAAAATTTTCCTTCATCAAATGTTTAAGCTTTTGAAATGTGTAAAAACGCGAGGCTCTATTTCCAGAAACTCTAAAATCATCACCACCTGTATTTACTACAAAATAACTATTTATATTTGTAGGAGTAATTTGAAATTCATCAGTACGTTCCCTGACCCATTCAAATTCACAAGCATGTTCCATTCTAATATCTTCTACATCTTCAAGATCGAAGAAATATCTGATAGCTTCATGATAATTGGTTTTGAGTTTGAGAGCAATATTCTTAGCTGCTTTAAGAAAGCAATACTTATGTTCAACTTGACCATTTATACAATTCATTAATGAAGTGATAAAACTGCCAGAAAAATAAGCAATTTTTGGGCTAATAACATCACGATTCAAAAGAATATTTGTCGTTAGAGTACAATCAGAAATAGCACCAGCAATTTGATTAGCATGTTCTTTAGTAAATGTAAGTCCCCAAACTTGACACCACGTAGCATACCACAAATGAACTAATTCTATAAAATTTCTAGTAGTATGTTCTTGTGTAGACCAATCATAATTTTCTGCGTCTCCATCCATGTCCCATAAATCTTCAAACCCTAAAGTCTCTTCAGTTTTAATCATTTCTGCCCATTCAAGAGAAAGAGGATTTAGACCCAATGAAATTCGAAGTTTTAGATGATGTATCATGGCAGTCTCAATAAAAGCACCCATTGACATTCTACCTGAGAGCAAATGTTTTCCTTCTTGTGAAACAATGAATCTTGTTTTAACAGCTTCCACTCTATCAAGTGGTCTTAATTCATCTTTAAGATTCAATTCTGCCATCGTAAGACCAGTCATACCTAATGCATAATCATAATTTAACTGTCCTACACTATACACAACATCAGGAATAGCAGTATAACGAAGAGTTATAGGGTCTTGAATAAAAAAATCTTTCTTTCCATGACGTGCTCTTGCTTGACGATCAAATCCCATAGAAGTAGACATATGAAGTGAAGTTGAAAATTTCCAGCCATCCACACCATTAATAGATTCATCAAGTGTTAATTGACGTGGTTCGACAGAAGCAGTCATATCTTCAACAATTGTTCTATTTATAGCAGATATAAGAGCAAGGTCAACACATGAGCCATCAATTGGAGGTTGTCCTACTTTCTTGAGAGCAATAGCAGCAGGATGAATTCTAACACCATCTCTAAGGACAGTTGTCAAAACAGCAGGTTCTGTAGTATGAGGTGAAAAGACTTCAAACATAGGAGAAGGATAATTTCTAGTCTTTCCTGATAAACGATGAAACAGTTTGGGATCAACTTTTCCTCGATAATGAACATCAGGATTAAAAACAAAATCAGGAGCAAGAGATCCATCAAGATTGACTTTAAGCTTATCATCAAATCTTTTTGTTTTTTCAACTTCAGGATCAAAATCTAAAAGATTTTTAGGAGTAAATCCTTGAGCAAATACTTCATCTACTTTAAAG